AGTCGAACGGTTTTTAAATATCACAAATGTATGATATTACCACAGAGACAATGATTCTGCAATGGGTGTCGCTATTTAAGTCACATCGAAAAAAGTTCTTAGGAACTTTTGGAAATGTGTCCTTAAATGGAGGACATCTCGTCATACCTGGCCAGCTTATATTATCCAATAATATAAGACGGTATGACATTAAACCATCACATTCTTCACTTCTTGTGGAACCTTCAACTGGTGAGGATTTGTCTTGCTTTATTACACCCTGTATAAATGCATATAATATTGCATTCGGGAAGTTTCTGGATATAAAGCGAAGATACTTCGGTGTTTTCCTTATATCTTACCTTAAGTTTTTGGCAACGAGAGCCGAAACAAGGGACAAGAAACTGCAGTTGTTTTCAGATGTAGCAGCTCAGATCCGAGAGTTTGCTATAACTGGGAAAATTGTTAAGCCTGATGTAGTATTGAATATGATCTTGCGACTCCTGGTACGGGAAATGGATCCTCGCTCTCGTTGCGAGACTCTATTTCAATTCTCGTGTTATAAACGAGCTCTCCCTCTTCCAACAGAGAGTAAAGTTTTGCAGTCGATGTTAAAGCATCGGGAGGTTTCTTCCAATGCTTTCATCACTGATAAAGCTTTTCTTCTTTCGTTGCGGAGATTTGGTGAGAAGTTCGGTGATAAGATGAAGAAGAGGTTTAAAGAACGTGTTTTCTTTAAACCCTGTTCAGGTGCGTCTTTCTCTAAGTCGCGGAAAGCAGGCGGTGCGTGCAAAGAGCTTGATGAAGTCCTTACCTTATGGTTGGATTTTAAACTTGATTATGAAGAAGTGTGTGACCTTGTTGAGTGGGAAGGTAAAAGCGTTTCTGGTGTTTCTCTCTTTCGGGAGGATGCAACAGATTTCGAATTTACTGGATCCAGGGCTCGAAGAACATTCCTGAGGGTAACTCTTGAACCTTTCGAGGTTGAAGAATTCGGGATTGTTGATGAGAGTGGTTCAAAGCAATTCTTTCGTGAAATGTGGCTTCTCGAAGCTTGTTTGGACTCGTGTATATCCTCTGGAGATTACACGCCTGAGATGAAGTATACTTCCGTAAAGGAGAATGGCGGTAAAGTGCGGTCGCTGGCCAAGTCAGCTGCTGCATATACGTTTCTTCTCCAGGGAGTAGGCTCATCTCTCAGAGACCTATTGAAGTATGAGATTTCTTGTCGGGGAGCTGTTACCGGTGATCCGATGGGTTGTTGGAAGTCTATAATCAGAAATTTCCTTAACAAGGATTCTGGTTATGACAGCCTACACAGGCGCTTTCCGAATGAGAAGTGGGTCTTTCGATCCGCTGATCTTTCGCAAGCAACTGATCTCATGCCGAAGGATGTCTGTAATTCATTGATTGATGGCCTCGTGAAAGGGCTGCGTCTAAAAAACACCACCCTCGAAAAGTTAATGTATTTGAGTGTTGGGGAAGGACTTATCCATTATCCTGATGGAGTTACTGTGACCCAGGTCAGAGGTATCTCAATGGGATTACCTACCAGTTGGTTCCTACTTAATTTGTACAACCTTTGGTTAGTGGAAAGATCCTGGTATAAGGCACTCCGGATTGGTGGATTTGGTACGACTCGCGTAACTCGTTGTCATGCACAATGTGGTGATGACCTGGTCGCTTATTGGCCAGAATCCGTTAATCTAGAATATACACGTTTGCTTGTCGCGACAGGTGGATGTCTGTCGGAGGGGAAGGATTTAGTAGATAGTGAAAGCTTCAATTTCGTTGAGAAAAGTGGCTATTACGACAAATCGAACCATAGGGTTCGATTTGGGTTGATTGTACCTCTACGATCAATCTCTAGATCTCCTTCTTGTAGTGAAATACCTGAATTTATAGAGGCGGGAGCCTCAATAAGTTCGATATTACGACCTATTCCCTTTGGTTCACATAAGAGGGATGTGGTTAGTAGAGTGATCAGGAGGTCTTACTCTGATTTACTTGTAAAACTCACTAATTACGGGTTAAATCCCTACGTGGACCGTCTTTATGGCGGTGGGGGTTTCCCAATCTTGTCGACAGATCAAGCTTGTTGGAGATCTGCTCCACGCTTTACTAGAGCGTACCGTGTGATGCTTTCTATGGTTAGAGGCATCAATGGGGTTCGTTCCCATGTGAAATTTACTTCGTCCTGGGCGGGTATTTCATGTGGGAAGGTGAAGAATGAAGTAGATCTTTGGAAAGTGGTGGATGATTGGATCAATGAATTCGGATTGGTCAACTTGGATAGGAAGAGAGGGGTGTATTTGGGTGATTCCATGCAGTTAGCATTTTCACGAATGCTCTACTTGGAATCTCACAAGCTCATTCATGAGACACAGTTTCCTTCGATCGACGCGGTTTCGCGTTCCATCGGAGAAGAAACTTGTCGCTTAAATGGTCTTGTACCCTTTTATAAGCTTTCTGATAAAGTTAATAACATGGCGAAAGGTGTTAGTAGGTCGGTTTTCCGACTTACAAAGCATTTTTCCTTTGTTGGAGGCTTTATTGAAAAGTCCCTTTCTAACTATCTTGTGATGGATATATTACCTGGTTGGGGTAAAGCACCAATCGGGAGTATTGTTTCTGTACCTGCGTCTCAAGCAGGGGGTCCAATGTATCCTGGAAAAACATCACCTAGTGATGTTGGGAAGAAACTGGCAGGAAAGGTGTTAGCTGCGAGTAGGGTGAACCGGTTGACTCCGGCACTTGAAAACAGTCTAGCTATGTTAAAAGGCGATTATAGTATTCCTAAGGTGAAGGTGCTTCCTTTACCTGATAGAAGAAGGGTGGTCGCTTACCTTAATCTTCCAATTAAATTCTTCCCAGAATGTTGGTAATGTGAAGAGCCGGCGGACTGGGTCCGGTCGGATAGTAACATTACCCGTTTTGGGTTGAAGGAGATTGGGAGAGGAGGGTAAGAGACACTTACCTCTTTGATCGTAGGTTCTGGTAGGGTCCGGTTCCGAAAGTCATCGAGGGCTTAGTCTTGTTTGCTCGTGACCGAGCTTAACATAAAATTTCTTGTCGGGGACGACTTGGGTGGCTCCGTAGTCTCTCCTTCATACATTGGACACAGATTCTTTACTCTTGTGCTTTACTTACACGCGAACCATTGGAACCCCCGTGCGGAAGCATGGGTGCCTACAGATTATGACAGGGTCATAAGCCTCTTGTCACGTTAGATACGCGTTGTGTCGCGGCGTGGGAATGCTCTAGGCAGACTACAAATGGCGGCTGGGTTTCTTCCTAGTTAGTGGAATCCTTTTCGAGGGTTATCCATTTATTAGCTGTAATGGCTGATTATCCATTTGTGGCAATAGGTCGAACGGGAGCTACAATAACAAAGGGATTGACATGATTGATGTTACCTGGCGTTACTTCCAATTCCAATGGGGCCTTAAAAGCGTGTACCTATG